CGCTGCAGCGAGCCATATCGCCGGGCGCAAAGTTGCCCAGGATGGTATTCGATCCCTGACCGGTAAATTCGATTTGACGCATGGGACTCCTGCAAGAAAAAGGGGGCGGGTTTCCCCGCCCCCCCCCAGTTCCACCATCACCCAGACGGATCAGGCCGGGGTCAGATCGCCAGCGCGGATCGCTGCGGGTACCTCGGATGTCAACGCGAGCCGACGCTCGGCGCGGATCGTCACGAGGTTCTTCGTGAAGTTGTCGCTGTCAGACTCGGACATATCGACCACCACACCCTCGCGGTTGTAGATCGTGCCGTGCTGCCGGAACGCCCCGACCGCGATGTTGTCGGCCGTCATGCCGACCGACGACACCACACGCACGCCGAACAGCACCGGACGCCCGGCCTGGTCGTACTGCACGCGGTTCGCGTTAGCGGCCGACGTGAGCAGGTCCACCTCGACCTGCGCCCAGTCTGCCGGATTCAGCACAATGGCATCCGGCGGGTAGCCGGCCGCCTCGAGATCGCCCATGATCTTGCGAATCAGGACCAGCTTCTTCAGGGTCGAGCCCAGCGCCGCGTCAGCGTAGCCGTGCGCGGTGAAGTTGCCCGTGTCCAGGAAGCCGCTGATGTTCGGCGCCGTGCCGTTGCCAGAAACGAGCTGTGTGTCAACGCGCTTGTTCACGCCATACACCAGTCGCTGGTTGACATAGGCAGCAAGCGCCGAGTTGTCAGAGGCAAGCTGCCGGCTGATTTTCAGCCAGTGCGCGACCGTGCTCACCGGCATGTTGACCAGCGAGAACGTGATCGCGGACTCGGCCTTCGCCGCGCCTTCCGCAGCCTCCGCCGCCGAGTTCGTGAAGGAGGCTTCCTTCGTGTACTCGATGGCGTTGCTCGAGGTCGGAACGCTCGGGTAGAGCGACTCGATCAGGAGCGGCTGGAACGAGCCGGGCACGATGCCGGGACGACGATCCGGCGCGACCGTAGCGTCGTCACCCGTGATAGTGTTCTTCACTTCGATCCGGCACTTCGAGGACTGCCCCGAGGCGAATGCCTTGTAGCTGTCGCTCTTGACGAGCTGTTCGCCCCAGCCCTCGGACGGCTTCTGGCCTTCGCCTTCGCCGCCGCCACGCTGCTCGATCTCGCGCAGCCGTTCTGCGAGTTCGTGCTGCTTTTCCCCAAGCTTGTCGAGCTCGGCCTTCACTTCGGTCGAAATACGACCGGACTCCTGCTGCTGCTTCTCTGCCTTCTCGGCAGCAGCAGCAAGGGCGCGCTCGATAGATTCGAGCGTCTTCATCATCGCTTCATCAGACATTGAGATTCTCCGTTGAGTTGGTGAGGTTTACGCGAACATCTGCACGCCGGCCAATGCCGCGATACGCTCGATGCAAGCGCGTTTTGCTCTAGCCTCCGCCGTCTCACCGGGCTCCCGCTCGGAAAAGATGACCTTGGCCCTGGCGACCAGCTTTGCAGCCATCGCCTTGGAAAAGCCCCCTGCGTCGCGCAGGAGGCGCTCGAACTCTCTGACGGTCTCGACATCGGCCAGAGCCGCTTCGAGATCCATGACCTTGACGCTGCCCGACTCGACGCGGGCCGCAGAATCGGCTGGGAAAACTACCGGCGACACTTCAACGAGTGTTGACCATTGCTTGATGAGCCTACCGTTCTCGGTCTCTTCATAGTCGCCGCGCTTCAGGAAGCCGCCAATTGACAGGCCATCAATAGTCCCGTGTTTCATGGCAGCGCGAACTTCAGCCGAACGCTGCATTCCGGGCGTGAACTCGCCCTCGACGTACAGCCCCTTGTCATCCTCGCGCGCGACCTGGTACTTGCCTATGGGCATGTCCCAGTCGTGGTTGTAGAACATCTTCGGCTTTCCATTCGCCTTCAGCGTCGCCTCGAATGCGCCTTTCGCGATGGTGTCACCGTAGGAATCCACGCCGCCGAAGACGCTCGCATACCCGGCAAACTTGCCGGACTCGCCGTCAATCTTCAGATCGGCATCGCAGACGTTGATGGTTTTGCGAACAAGCATATATGTCGCTCCTTACTGCGCGACGGGCTCTGGGCTTTGCTGTGCGGGCGCCTGAATCTTCCCGAGCATCTCAATGGGCGCAAGGTTGGTCTGCGCGGTAAACGTGTCCCCGCCCTTGTACGGCGGCGCATTCTCCAACTGCCGCGCCTCGTTCCGGTTATAGATGCCGTTCTGCACGGCCTTCGCGTAGATCTCCATGCGATCCTTCAGTGACGCACGGAGCAGCGCATCGAGACTGAACTCGACAGTCAGCGCGGCGCGCTGGGCCGGCGTCATCACCCGCTTCGTCAGCGCCTGTTCGATGCTCACCAGCAGGGGCCGAATCGTGAACTTGTGGAAACCGTCCACAATCTGTTCGATGCCGGAGCCCCACGTCGTCACGTTTGAGTGATGTGCAAGCACCGGAGGCACATCGAACCAGCGACAGATTTCTTCCACTGAAAATCTACGAGACTCCAAAAGTTGCTGCTGTTCTGGCGACAGCGAGATCTGCTGATACTTCATATCGGCTTCGAGCACATACAGACGCGCCGTTGAGCCGTTCGCGATTTCCGAAAACCGCGCCTGCAACTGCTCGCGCTGTTCTTTCTTCAGAACCTTGTCGAGCATCAGTACGCCGGTCGGCTTTCCGCTGGTCCCGAAGGTGCGATTCGCTTCCTGCTGCGCCTTCTGTGCCTCGGTCGTCGTCCCGCGCATGTAGTCGAGGCGGGATAGGCCGATGGAGCCGTTGCCCATATCCTTCAGGTGCAGAACGCTATCTTCGGCCAACACGGCAGTGCCCTTGCTCATGCGGTACAAATAGACAACATCCCCGTTCTCGAGGACTTCAACGTCTACTTGATCAGCCGGCATTGGCCAGAGCGAAAGCGCCTCGCCGTTCGGCGCCCGATCGATCTTCGCGTAAGCGTTCCCGCGCAGATCGTGATTCAACATCATCGTCTGCCAGAACTCGTAGGGCGTCATGCGCCGATTCGGCGAGTCGTGCAGCAACTGCCACGCACGCGAACCACGATCCAGATCGCGCATACCATTTCTGTTCTGGTACACGAACAGCGGAAGCGACGCTACCGTGCTCGCCCTGCGGGACACGCAAGCCCATACCGTCGAAACCTGCAGCGCAAGGTCTGGGCCGATATTCGATGTGCCCTCGACCAGTTGCCCGCCAGGAGCGCCAATCTGGCGGCCGGTATCCGACCTCAGTCCGCCGGCCCAGCCGAGCCAGTAGAACATCGCCCGCAGCGTCTTGTTCACGCGACAACCGGGTTTTCTAGGAAGTCTGCAAGGTTGCCGTCACCATGCAACGCGGCGCGGCCCATTGCCATCAGCAGGGCCACCATGCCGTCGATTTTCTCAGCGGATCGCTTGCGGTCGGGTGCCATGTTCATGTTTACGTCCCGACGCGGCACCAGATTCGCCGCGTTCCAGGTCAGGACAGGATTGCCTCCGTGTCGTAGTTTTCCGCTGACATACGCCGTCTCCAAGGCCTGCATGGCCGGGTTGTAAGACTTCGGCCCCTGCGCGAATTCAACCATCTGCACTCCGCCGTCCTGCAGCTCAAGCACGAGCTGGGAGGCGTTCCATCGATCGTAGGCGACCTCCTCGGGGCGGAATCGCGCCACGTCATCAAGGATCTGCGCCTTCACGACCGCGTAGTCGATGACATCTCCCGATGTCTCGGTAATCCAGCCCTCCGCGACCCAACTCGCATAGGGTACCGACCCGCGCTCCGTGCGCTGTCTGACCGCAGCTGCAGGCACCCAGTAGCGCCCCCATGTGTAGTACACGTCGTCCTTTTTCCAGACGATCCGCCACGCCGCGAGGTCGGTCGTGCTCGCAAGGTCCAATCCAGCCCAGCAGGGGGCGTCGAGAAGGCCCTCTAGCGGCACCTCCCCTCCGCATCGTTTCCACTTGCGAAGATCAATCCACGCCTCGGCCGAGGCCGCTGGACGATTCAATCGCTTGATGCGGAACTCTGCTAGCGAGCCGGGTAGCGCCTTGGCTTCCTGCGCATACTCGCGCAGCTTTTCGAGACTGACCGAGACGCCGAGCAGCGGGTTTGCTTTCCCCCACGTTGACTCGTCGAAGTCGTCGTCCGCGTCGTCGAGCGCGTAGTACAGCGCAAGGAAATGGTCGGCCTTCACGATGCCGTCCAATACCTGCCATGCAAACCGCCGCACTTCCTGCCACGGGCCGGGGTTTTCGTAACCCTCGGTCGTCGTATACAGGAACAGAGGATTCTTCCGCGAGCCGGCCGCAGACCTCAGCACGTCGAAAAGATCGCGCGTCTTGTGCGCGTGGAGCTCGTCAAAACAGAGCGCCGAGGGATTCAGGCCGTCCTGGGTCGAGGCTTTCGCATTGATCGGGCGGAACGACCCGCCGACTTCATACCGTGCGATCGCATTCGCGAAAGCCTCGAGCGAGAACTCCTGCCGGAGCGCCGACTCACGATCCACCATCCGCTTCGCAATACCCCAGACAATCCGCGCCTGGTCGCCAGTAGTCGCCGCAGACAACACCTGCGGCCCCATTTCCGACTCCAAGCAAAAACAGGCCAGCAGAATCGCTGCGGCAAGCGTCGATTTGGCGTTCTTACGCGCCACCGCATAAAGCGCGGTCGTAAACCGCCTTGAGCCGTCAAGTCTGCGGAATCCGAACAGGTTACAAAGAAAGAAAATCTGCGCGGGCTCAAGCCGGATCGACTTCGATTCCCAGTCGCCCTCGACGTGCGGCAGGAGCTCGATAAAAGAACAGTAGCGGTTCGCCTGCTCCGGGCTCCACAGGAACGGCGGTCGCTTACGTTGCGCTGCCTTCAGGTCCGCGATGAATCGCTTTGCGGCCAGCCGGATCCACTTCCCATAGTTCTTACCCTTTCGATCCTCGGCCGCGTCCTGGGCGTAGGCCAGCGCGACCGAAACGTAGTCATCCCGCGGATGGCTCTCCCTTGAGCCCCGAGAACTTGTTTGCTTTGCCGTCTTGCTTGCCACTGGTCCCTAGCTTTGCCCTCGCTTGCAATGTCATACCCATCTGAACGCACCATCTGCAAAAGGCTGCGTCCAGCTTCACAAAATCAGGCGAGGCCGGATTCGTCTGGCGCAGGGTCGCCCAAAGCCGCGCGACCTGAATGAGCCCCGGCCGCTCGCTTGCCGTCAGTGCAATTCGCGGAAGCGCCGCGACGATTTCGCGCCACGCAGCAATCTCTGGCCCGGTCAGCCCATCGGGCGGTTCAGGATCGAATGGGCCGGCCCCGGGCGCGTCTTCACGGGCTCTTTGGGGGTCATGAATGAAGGTCCCGCGCAGCTTGAGGATCGCCGCTGACGTTCTCGGCCTACCCGCCATATAGGACTACCTCAGTACCATTTTGCGGACACCTAAAAACGGTGGGTCGCTCGGTCAATTACGAATCAGCACCGACTTTGTATCCGCCCTCCCGCCTGATCGTGCGAAGCCCTGCTCTGTTGCGGTGCGGCGGTTATGACAAAGCTTGCAGAGACTACGCAGGTTCGATGGATCGAGACGACGTTCGGGCGCCTCGCTGATGGGCGCAATGTGATCTACAACACTCGCTGCTACGAGCTTGCCCCGCTCTTCACAGAACACACACAGTGGGTGTTCTCTAAGCCATGAAGCACGAAGCCTGGGCCATGCTCCTGCATACCCGCGCTCTCTCGTGCTGCCACGCTGGGCATCTATCGCGCGCCATGAGGCGCGTTGATGTGTTCTGCAGTAGCGTGTTCCGCGCGCAATCAATGTCTTGCATCCCGGCTTGCCACAGGGATGCGGCGCAGATACCGGCATTAGCTGCCAGTAAGCCTGATGGCCAGGTACTTGGGAACCTTCTCTGTATTGGACAGGGTGGCCACTGCCTTCACCTGTGCTGTCTGCCCATGCTTACCATTGGTTGCATGAGCCCTGAGCCCTATGGTGCCCTTTTTGTTTGCCAGATCGTCGTTATCTGCAAACTGTGTCAATTCGCTGGGCACCGTATAGTCAATACCAGTGACGGTAACTAATGACGGTACTTCGAGCGTGAAGTCAAACGTATAGAGCAATTCGCCGCCCAGCGGGAGCAGTTGCAGGTCGCTCATTCGATCACCCGGTTATTGGTTTGCACAACGATCACCCGGTCTGGTGTATTAACCGATATGGTGCGATCCGCAATATCCACCGTGATGAGCCGCTTGCCAGAAGATTCGCCTACGTCGATAGGCGGTCCGCCTCCGCCTCCCGACAAAAAAAGCAAAAGCAGCATGAATCACCAGCCTGCGTTGGTGCCGTACCAGCCAGAAACAGGAGGCGGCGCGGCAGGAACTTCGCGAATGGCAAGAAATACGGCCGCAGTATCATCCGTCGTGCCCGTTGCGACGCCTACGCTCCTGCTTCCCTGTCCCGCCGTTGTCTCTCGGACATGCGTGATGCCAAACGCTGTAAAGTCATGCGTGTTGAGACTTGTGCTGTTGGTTCCAGCCCCGAGGGGCGTGGCTCCGCCAGTATAGAACCAGCCGTAACGCTGGCTATCCGTCCCGGGCGAACCGTCTGTTACGCTGCTCTCGCCGCTTGCGCCGGTCCCAGTTCCGCTTGTCGAGGCGCCTGTATTTGTGCTTGAGCCGCCGCGGGTCACTATCCCCGGTTCGTACACTTCGCACGGGCCCGATGCTGTCACGGTCGCCGCAAACCCGATCATTTGCGTGGAATCGTTGACCCGGTTCACCTGAATCGTCTGCGCGCCCGATGAGACGTTGTCCAAGAAATACACCCGGATGAAACCAGGCTCGGTATCCGTGTCGGCGCCCGTGTACGAAACGGCGGTCATAGACACACCGCCATAGGTGACGGAAGTATCGTCTCCCGTGCTCTGAATAGACAGCACGCCTACTACGGCAGCCCGAGGCGTTCCGCTCGGCGTATGCGTCCACGAGAACGAGCTCGCGCTGGTGCTGACCGCAGATTCCGATGCGGCGTCGTGGGCAACGGCCATTATTCAATCCAGAACTTGCGCTCGCACATCCTGGGATTCATTCCCCTGACCTTGCGGGCCGTAAAAGACAAGTCGCCCAATTCGACTATCCAGCCCTTGACGCTTGCTCCCTCGTACTTGCGACGCAGTATTTCCAGATCATCGCCGTCGCCATTCACCCGGCGCGGTCCGTCCGTGACTACCCCATCGTCACGTTGAATCACCCAAACTGTCATCAGCCTGGAGCCGTGAATCCGTACACGTCCAGAGTGGCTGTCGTCGAGCCCGTGTTAGTAGCAGACAACAGCGTGTTCGCCGCGATCTTGATCGGCACCGCAAAGGTGACTGCCAATCCGCGGCCGTTTATTGCTTCAAGGTAGTGCGGGCCAAACTTGGCCGTGGTTGTGCTTTCCTCGAGCAGGATCGAGGAAGCGGTGGCCGCGCCGATGGAATACACGATAGACGTGATGTACAGGGAAAGTCCCGCACCAGGCGCGGACTTCACGGTGGTATCGGTCATGGACCCGGTGAGTCTGGCGCTCCACTGCTGCGGACTGCCAGGGATCGTAAATACAGCGCCATCGAGAGTCGCGATCTTGTTGGCGTCCCCGTCCGCGCTCGCCCTGGTCCCGGGGGCGGAGTCGGCCGGTGTCTCCATCTGCGCGCCAATGAGAACCGGATTCCCGGCCGCAGCAGCATCGTGGGCGGCGTCTCCAACTACCTCATTGGTATTGGTCCCGGCGGCAAGCGTGACGTTGGGCATCGTGACGATGTCCACGTTGCCGATGTTGTTATCGCCGGCGGCTATGGATAGAACATCAACATCGCCTATGTTGTTAGTACCGGCCGCAAGGTTTGCGGTAACGGTTCCATCAACAGTCAGCGATCCGCCGTTGTCGTCAACCGAAACAAGGCCGGTAGAGTCGCTGGCTAAAGTGACGCGAAGCGCGGTTGCCTCGGTGCCTCCGCCCGTCGTAGAAAGGGGCGCTGGTACCGTTAGTACATCAACGTCACCGATATTATTCGTGCCGGCAGGCAGGCTCGCGGCTCCAGCCACAGTTCCCGATGGAAGCCTGGTAACGTCTACGTCAAGCCCATTGGTCGCGTCACCCCCGACCAAAGCGCCGGCCGCCGTGATAACTGTGGCTTGTGCGCCGTTGCGTAGGTGCCAGGAGCGAACAACGTCGCCATCGGCGGAGACATCCGAAGGAGCGGCGGCGCTGGCATATCCGCCCTGCAGCAGCGGATTGCCTGCAACCGCAGCATCGTGCGCCGCGTCGCCTACCACTTCGTTGGTGTTTGTACCAGCGGCAAGGGTCACGTTTGGCAACGTGAGCACGTCCACGTCGCCGATATTGTTTGTTCCGGCCGCAAGCCCGACCGTTCCATCGACGGTGATCGACGCACCATTGTCGTCGATGCTGACGACGCCAGTCGAATCGTTGGCAATGGTGACCCGGAGCGCGGATGCTTCCGTGCCTCCGCCGCTGGTCGAAAGCGGCGCCGGAACGCTCAAAACATCCACGTCACCAATGTTGTTCGTGCCGGCCGCAAGGTTCGCAGTAACGGTCCCGTCTACCGTCAGCGAACCGGCGTTATCCGTGACCGGGATCGCGTCTACATGCTTGACGTAGAGCTCGCCCTTGTCGGTTCCTCGGGCCGCGACGTTATCGCCATCCGCGCTGGTCTGCCCGGAAAGCGCGTCATCGCGCACCATGATGAGCGCGTTACCAACCGGGTCTGCGGCTGCCGCAGCGTCTTCGGTGTACTCCGTCCCGCCACCGCCGCCCGTCACCCGCAAGGCGCCATTGGCGTCTACCTGCAGCGCGCTGATGTCTCCATCCGTGCCGGCCAGAGATGCCGCAGAATCTTTGCGGACCACCAGCGCGACATTGCCGGTTGCGGTCGCAGAGGCAACATCGTCGATGTTGTACTGCGTCCCGCCGCCGCCACCAGTGACGTGCAAGGCGCCTTGCGAATTGACCCGCAGGGGAACGTAGTCGCCCTCAGCCGGGGTCAGCGCGGATAACGAATCGTCCCGAACCGCAAGCGGCGCAACGCCGGTGTCCGTGCTGCCAGCAGCAGCATCGACGGCTTTGCCAAGGTTCGTCGCGCCCGTGCCGGGAACCACGGAGAGAACATCCACGTCCCCGATGTTGTTTGAACCAGCCGGTAAGGCCGGCAGGCTCAGGACATCAACATCCCCGATGTTGTTCGACCCGGCAGGGATGGCGCCGGCGAGGCTCACAGAGCCGTCAACAGTCAGAGATCCGCCGTTGTCGTCAACCGAAACAAGGCCGGTCGAATCGTTCGCTAAAGTGACACGAAGCGCGGTTGCCTCGGTGCCTCCGCCCGTCGTGGACAGCGGGGCCGGGACCGTCAACACGTCAACGTCGCCGATGTTGTTAGTACCGGCGGACAAAGCGGGCATCGTGACGATGTCAACGTTGCCGATGTTGTTATCGCCGGCCGGGAGCGCCGCGCCAATACTGACCGAGCCATCAACCGTTAACGAACCGGCGTTGTCAGTGACCGCAATTACACCCGTCGAATTGCTGGCAAGCGTAACCCGCAGCGCCCCGGACTCGACGCCCCCGCCGATGGGCGCGTCACTGGCTGACCCATCGGCCCCAAGCGAGAGTTTCACCCGCTGGTACTTGACGCCGCCAATGTCATCGGTCGCGATCGTGTCGCCGCCCGACCCCGCATTGATGGTGGTGTTATCAGCCACTCAGGCTCCTCGGTTGCGAAAACAGAAAGGCCCCGAACCGTTCCCGATCCGGGGCCAGTGCCTCACGCTGGGGATGCAGCGATCAGCCGCCGCTCAGGGAGGGGAAGCGGCGACGTCTCTCGACGCTCGGTATGGAGAACCAGGCGGGTCAGGATTGCAGGAATTGTCGTCCTGACGCCTGCCGTTCAGCCCTCACGGTCTCGGGGGCCGCCCGCCCGCGTGGCGGAACGCTCGCCTGGTCTGCGCGCAAAACAAAAAAGCCCGCTCGCGGCGGGCTTCTCTCAATCCTCTCGGGGGAGTTTCCCCAAGGTTAGTAAAAGATACTGAATATCCGAGGTGATTGCAATACCTTCAAGCACATACGGACGCGCCGCGCTGACGCATCCACCTGAGCATGTGCGACTTCCCGATGCTCAACCAAGTGATGTATCGCCAGCGCAGCGCGGCATAGGGGTCGTGCAGGTGCTTCCGCCATGTTCCCTCGCTGACTCGCGCGATTGCAAGATAGAACGGACTGATCGTCGGCGGGCGGCCCGCAGGGAGGGTGCCGTCCCCGTTCGTAGTTCGGAACCGCCACGGCTGACGCTCTTCCAGCAAGGCTATCTGGGCCAGTTCATCGAAGTATTCCCCCCTCGGCCCGACCGTATGGGGTACCGTCGTGGCCCATCGCATCTCTGGCCGCATGGCTTGGCCAAAGGCAGACAGTCGCAAGCGCAGGGTCTTCGGGACACAATCCTCGTCAGCGAAAGTGTCTGGGGCTCCGGCGAAGCTGTAGAGCATCGCCGCCAGAATCTCGGGCTCGAGGTGGGCGCACGCGTGGCCCGCTTCGGCAACAGTCCAATAGGGCCTACCCGAACCGGGCACTCTAAACGGCGGGATGCTGCGACCGGCCGTCAACGTGATGAGCATTTCGGGAGTCACGCGATCTCCTCCTCGTCTTCATCGAACGGGGGTTGGCTCGAATACCGGAAGGGTTTGACCCGCTTCCTGAATGGCAGGACATTGACGGGAGGTCTCGGCCCGAGCCTCAGAATGATCGGGCGGCAATACTCCCATCGTCCGTTGATGATCCGCACCCGACCTTGACGCTTGAGTTTGAGTAGCAGGACGCCCAAAGCCTCGCGCATCACTCTTGGTCGCCTCCGGCGCATCCACGCCTCCAATTCATCGAAGGTGTATGAACATGAACGCAGTCGCAGCCGGATCAGCTCGATGGTCTGCATGGCGCGTTGAATCGGATGCCCAGGTACTCGCAAATCAGTCCGGCCGCGGTCACCCAGCCGTACGCCACGACAGCCCTGTATCCCTGAAGCGACAGGCGGTTGAGCTGCTCAAGCTGAAGGTCCGTGGCTCTGGGCCCATATCCGACTTCGCGTTGCGCCTTGAGTTCGATTCTCATGCCGCCAAGGATTCTGTTCGTGCCCTCTTCGGGCCGCATGATGTCGAGGATGTAGTCCGGGTATCCCGCCTTGACACCCATGCGCCGTAATCTTCCGGCCTCCCGTGCGTTGCGCTTGCCGCCGTTTGGAACGTGGACCAGGTGATTCGCGATCGGCTCTCCGGCGTAGAACGTGACAGCCGCCCACTGCATCAGCGCCATCGCCTCGTCGTCCTCAAGATGGCGCCTCACAAGCGGCCTTCATCATAGGCGCGTGCCAAATACTTGCTGAATGCCTGCTGCGACAATCCATAACGCTCCCTGATTTTCTTGGGGCTAAAGTACCGCGACATGCGGACCTCCTCCAGCATCACGCGCTCGCGATAGGAGGACAACTTGCGCGGCCTCCCCTTCTTCACGTTTCCCACAATCGTAAAAACCGATTGAGCGTTCTCGGCTTGTCCGCAACGCACTGGTAATACTCCAGACAGGCCAGAATCGCGCCCTCGCGAGTGAAGCCATAATTCACCAGACGCTTGGCCTTGCTAATCACCTTCACCTGCTTATCGATCGACATACAGCGTGTCATCCCGGTTTTTTCCCCTTACTGATCCAGAGGGTTAGTGTCATGCCGCTTCGCAGGATCGTGTTCTTTGGCGGGTCCTGCCGGTAAACGATGCCCTTCCTGACTGTGGCGTGAAATGCCCGGATGACCGTCAGCGTGATGCCCTGATCTGCCAGTTTGGCGCGCAGCTCTGCCAGTGTTGTCATTACGCCGCCCTCCTGATGGGCCTCACGTTCTCGTAGTCGGGCATGTCCTTCACTTCCTGCGGCCAGTCGGTTTCGCGGGCCTCCTTACCGCCCCCCGGCTCGGGATCGAACAGGGTTGCGCGGCGCTCGAGCAGATGAAGCGCGATGTAGATGCGCGTCAGTTGATAGCCAAGCAGAATCGTCCCGAATATCACCAGGTACGCCCGCAGTGTCGGAGGCGCGGGAACGGCGGCCCCGGCCACGATGCAGAGGATCGCAAGCAAGGCTAAAAACACGTCGAAGACTGGACTGAATTGCGGCATCACGGCACCGCCGCCCAGATATTCCCGCCTTCCTTGATGCCGATAGACCGCACCTTCCCCTGGTGCAGAAGTTCCGAGACGCGCTTTCTGACCGTGCTCGGCTTTGCGTCTGTCCATTGCGGAAGCCGCTCAAGCTCGGCCGAGGTCATCCCTCGCGTGGCGAGAATGGCGAGGATGTCACGACGCATCTGCGCGCACCTGCTGCTTCGCTCCTGCTTGCGACCAGCAATCTTGGAGGTGATCGGATCGGACGCTCGAAAGGCCGGAGGCAGGTCGAATATCGAGGCTTGGTGATAGCTGAACGTCCGGCCTACAGAATCCGTCAACTCGCCCTTCGTGACGTGCGTACTCATGCCTTCACCGCGCTCGGTTTCCACGGACACGACCTCCAGCTCACCTTCGCCAAGTCCTCGCGCGGGGGTCTGCGCTTGCGTAACTGGAATGGCGCTGCAGCGCGGCCCTCTCCACATAAATCCACGACGTAACACTCGCAACGCTCAACGATTCCGTTCAATCGCAAGATAGGGCGCCAGCACAGCGCACCGACCACCATCACCTCCAGGCCGTTGTACTGCGCGGCGTGTTGCAAAATGCAAATCTCACCGACCTCGAAGCGGGGCGTCATGCCGCAAACATATCGGCCTGGCCTGCCGCTCCCTTCAGGTTCTCGCAAGCCTGCCGCCAATATTCCCGCTTCAATTCGATGCCAATGAACTTTCGTCGGGCCCTGATTGATTGATACCCCTCGCTCCCAATTCCCATAAATGGGGAAAGAACCGTATCGCCTGGATTGCTCCAGAGAATCAGCGCCTTGCCGTTGTCAGCATTCCTGGCGTGCTCGGCATACTCCAACTGAACCAGGGTTTTCCCGAGCCCGGTATCGAGAAACAACCCGCCCGACCCGACCCGCAAAAGGAACTCAGCGCAATGGCGCTGAAACGGAAACAGGGACTCCGAAATGTTCGGAATCCTTGATAGCCCACGCTCTAAGGCTTTCGGGGTCTTGTTGGCGATGAACGTCAAGTAATCCATTGCTGCGCTCATGCGGCCCAGTCCTTCGACTTGCCCTCACCCGACCACTTCGCGATCCACCATTCGAGCCACGCCGGGAAATGCTTTCGCAGCGCCCAGCATTTCCGGCACCGCTCCTTGAGTCGCTTCTCGGCCTCTGCGGCCTTGTTCGGCGTCAGGTAACGCGGATCGGATAGCGGCCCGTCACTACGCAGGCAGTCGATCGCCTCCTGTCGCGGATCAACCGGCGCAAAGGTTCCCATCAGCCCGCCGTCGCCCGAATGGGCGCGTCCTCGGCGTAATCGTTGAGACTCAGTTCCCCTTGGTCCTCGTTACGCGCTTTCCAGCCGCCGAAATTCTCAAACGCCGGATCGTCCGTAGCCGTTCGCAACAGGTCCATGACGTAGTCCGCGCGCTCCCCAGTCAGGACCAGCGCGCAGGTTTCGGCCCCGCTGACCTCTACCAGTTCGCCGGGGAACAGGTGACGCCCCAGCCAGCGCAGGGTTAGCACCCCATCGTGGTCGTGCTTGCAGACTTGGATCGTGACTTCGCGCATGGGGCCTCCTATCGAGAAACCTTGTGGGATGCCGTAAACGTGACTACCTGGCTACGCAGCTGGTCCGCTTTGGAGTTTTTGGAAGGCGCTTTTTGCGCCTCTGAATTCTTTTTCTTTATATTCTCTTTATCTTCATCTTTATCTTCATCTTGCGCCGTCACGGTGACGTTACGGTGACGTTCCCGCCATTTACGCTGCCTGTCTCGGCTGCTATCCGACTTGAATTGCAGGTCATCCCACGACTTGGGATGCCAGTCTGCATCTATCAGGCCGGACGCTATAAGCCGGTCATGGGCAAACTGGAACGCCTCGCCCTGCAAGCCCAGGCGTCTAGCGATCGCTCGTTCCCGCATTGCGGGATCAGGAAACTCCTTGTCGAGTAGCCCGTCGCATTTGAGGCAGAGCAAAAAGACGTAGTGCCGCTGGTCCTCGAATGACAGCTCCTCGACTACGGGATCAGTCACGAAGCGGGCGTACATGCGGAACCAAGGAAGGCTCAACCGTAATGCCCCAAGGCGGAGTAGCGGGAAGGCGCCCCGAGGGGCCGCCTAAAAACGCTAAATAGGGTAGTTTGCGACTTAATCAGGGCAGGATGGGCCAAGCGATACCCCTTTTAACGCCTAACTGTGATGCTAGGCGGGCAGATCGCCGCCGGAGGCTAGTACGGCAAGGCTCGATTTTGCGCCGCGCCTTGAATCTGCGGCGCTGATCCAAAAGCCGTTAGGTTTGAGAACCATTCCTATTTGGATCATCTCTGTTGCGCTGCGGCAACCGCGGTCTATGCCGCGCCTGCCGGTGCGGTGCTTGTCAAAGGCAAGGGTGCTGTTGAAATACAGGCCGCATCCCCCGCATTGGCAATGGTCGCCACGGAGGACCAAGCCAATCACTGGCGCACCATTTGCTCGACCCTTTGACGGGATACGCCCAGCAGTTTGGCAACCTCCTTGGAAGTCCTGCCTTGAGCAAGTAGCTTTTTGGCCCTTTGGCGGCGTTTTTGGGCTGCCGCCAAAAATTGAGTATAGGTGACTTCGGTTTCCATGACCCCCCTATATACGCGCCTAAAATATATTTTGCAACCCCCTTGCTATCTGCAACAGGCTTGCTAAACTTCATGTCACTGGGCAGCCACGGGCATAGGAGAGAGACATGAGCGCTACGCCACTGACTGACACCCTCAACGCGATGAAGGGTTGGCAAAGCGAAGGCGAAGAGTACCTCGCCATGCTTCAACATGCTCGCCGTCTTGAGCGGGAGCGCGCCGAATTGATCGCGGCGTTGAAAGCGTGCGCGGACTTGCTTTCAAACATTGCCCAAAACGCTCATAGCATTCCTGATCCTCGCGTGGAAGGGACCGCTGACGTATTCGCCGTGCCGCTAGATGACATTGAGTCAATTGGCGGTCCGCTCTCACAAGCCCGTGCACTGCTTGAATGGTGGCAGTAATCCACAAGCCATAGGAGATTGGAGCAATGAACATTCCACGCATAGCGGTGATAGATGATTGCGGCGCTGACATATGGTCGGGCACGCTCACTCAATTCGCGCGGGATGAGGGATATGACGTTGCGCGCGAAGTCATCGCGCAATGGCGCGCATGTGATCCCGAAAGGCCTGGGCCAGCATGTATAGGCGGCGGCGCGCAGCCACTTTTTTACGTGCTTGCGATAAGCCAGCAGGTTTAGACGGCCAAAGTTTCGTCTGTGACTACGATACGCTGCAATAGCGTGATGCCACGGCCGCGCGCTAGGAGAGAGACATGAGCAACACGCCAATGACTGACACCATAGTTAATCTGTTCAACGCGATGAAAAACGAACAGAATCAGGACGAGAAATATCTCGCCATGCTTCGACACGCTCGCCGTCTTGAGCGGGAGCGCGCCGACCTGATCGCGGCGCTTGCTCAATTCGAGCAACTGATAGACCGTCCCGTCGCGGAGAGTGGTGGCTATAGCTACACCATGGCGAACGCGCCCACCGAGCTTGTCAGCGCGGCCCGCGCCCTGCTCGCACGGGTGCAGTCATGAGCGCCCGCGGGCTCTAGGCCGTGCGCGTAGTCATAGGCTGCGAACGCTCGGGGATGCTGCGCCGCGCGTTCCAAGCGCGCGGGCACTGGGCGCTGTCCATTGATCTTGCACCCGCCGATGACGGCGCCACGCTCGGCGCCAATGGCGGACACTGGCAAGGCGACCCGTTCGACGTGCTCGCCATGATCGGCGAGGAGAGCGGGCGCGAACCAGACCTGTTCATCGTGCATCCCGATTGCCGCTACTTGGCGTCTAGCGGCCTGCATTGGAACATGCGTAGACCTGAACGGGCCGCGCTAACTGAAGCCGCGCTGATCTTTGTCAAGCGCTGCTGGAATGTGCCGGCCGCCAGGACTTGCCTTGAGAATCCGCAAGGCTGCATTAATACGCGGCTGCCATTCATGCCGCGCCCGCAGTATGTGCAGCCGTATGATTTCGGCGACGACGCAAGCAAACGTACCGGCCTGTGGCTACGCAATCTGCCGTCGCTTGCGCCTACGCGCCGCGTTTCCGGCCGGATCGTGAATGGCCGCGAACGATGGTCTAATCAGACCGACAGCGGGCAAAACCGGCTCGGGCCGTCGCCTCGGCGCGCTGCTATGCGCGCCGAGACTTATCCCGGAATCGCCGCCGCGATGGCCGAACAATGGGGAGGATTGCCAATATGACTTACCCTATCACTGGTCCTGGTGAACACCTGATTGCGCTCGCGCTCATGCTCGCGCTTTGCGTATGGGTCGCGCTGTCTCTTGTGGAATCGCTGCCATGATCCCCGGCTATCACTGCGGCGAATGTGACGAAATCTTCATCGAGCCGGAATACGTCGAAGGCTCCGAGCGCAGCGAGGCATGGGGCGCGGTCGAGACGCGCACCACCGTGACGCTTGAGTGTCCGACGTGCGGCTCCTGGGACTTGGACGAAATCGAAATCTGCCGCGCGTGCCGCGACATGGAAGCGAACGCAGGAGACGGGCTGTGCGGAGTATGCGCGGTGCCGGCCTTTGAGGCGCGGGGAAACGCGCCATGAGCGAAAAACCGATTACGGCATTCAAGGCTCTCGACGCGAACTTTCGGTGTCGCGGCTTCCAGTTTGAAGTGGGCAAGACTTACACGCACGACGGCGATGTGGAGATTTGCTCGTCCGGTTTCCACGCCTGCCAGGACCCCTTGGACGTTCTGAACTACTACGACCTGACAACGGCCCGGTTTGCCGTGGTCGAACAGTCCGGCAAGACGGCCAAGCACGGCGATGATTCCAAGATCACATCGGCGTCCATCACGATCACCGCTGAATTGAAGCTGAGCGAGTTCGTGACCCGCGCGGTGAAGTGGGTCATTGACAATTGCAAGAGCGGGGATGGTGTACAAGCCGCCTCGGGCGACTCCGCGAAACTCGCCGCCACTGGCAAGGATTCCGTTATCGCGTCGTCGTCAGCCGAAGCGACGGCAAGCGGCGCAAACGGCACATGGATATCGCTGGCCGAGTTCAAGAACGGCAAGTGTGTCGGGTTTGCTACGGGGCAGATCGGCAAGAAAGGCTTGAAGGCTGGCGTTGCGTACAGGGCAAGCAGAGGCAAGTTGGTGAAAGCATGAATCAGTTTATTGCGTTGGCCCTCATCGTCTGGATATTCGCGATGCTGCTCACCGCCTACCTGGCCTATGAGCGGATCAAGGCGAAGCGCAAAAGGGAGCGGTTTGAGAGGTCTTTATACAGATGGCGCATCAATGGATGACGATGATGCATTACAGGCTTTGCAATACGCGGAACAACTGAAACAGGAGCAGGAACATGAATCGCAGTCAGGACATTGGAGAGCTTGCAAAGGCCCTGGTAAAGGCCCAGGCGGAAATGAAGAACCCCGCTTTCGATACGACCAACCCCCATTTTAGGTCGCGGTTCGCCTCTCTCGCGGCCGTGCGGAATGCGGTGCTGCCGATCTTCAACAAGCACGGCATCTTCGTAACGCAGGACGTTACTACCGTGGAAGGCGGCGTGTCGTGCGTGACCGTGTTGATGCACGAGTCGGGGCAGTTCTGGGAGTTTGGTCCGCTCAACATGCCCGCCACGAAACAGGACGCCCAAGGATACGGTTCGGCGACAACCTACGCCAAGCGGTACGCCTTGCAGTCGGTGTCGGGTGTTGTCGGCGACGACGATGATGACGGCAATGCGGCGAGCCATACTCTCGGTTGGAGGGATAACTCCGGCAGGCCCGACACAAGCAACGTCGATCCAGACAGGGTTGCCGCTTTCGTCGAGTCATTCAAGACGGCGCTGCTCAATTCCGACGTGAACGGCATCATGGAAATGCACCATCAGTTGCGAACCGAGGCGGAACTGTACACGGCGGTAAGCGACAAATTGACCAGCAAGCAGCGGTCAGACCTTCGCAAGATCATCACGGAAAACAAGGAGGCCGCATGAAAACCGCAACACTTTTAAAAGAAGCCGGAACCAGCAAGCTACTCTATGAGCTTGATCCGCCGATTGAGAGTGAAGGGTGGGACGGCAAGGTAAAAACGCACAAATATGTGGTCGTCTCGGCGGTCAACGCCATGTTCACAGGACCGGAAACATACATTTTCCCCGCTGACAAAGAAGGGCATGTTGTGGATTGGTTAGAACTTCGGGGGAGTTACCGGGGCGGGTTGAATCACGAAGCCGCATTGCGGGGCGCCGGGTACCGCGTGGTATCAGCGCCTAAGAAGAAAAAGACCCGAAAGAGCAAAGGCGTGCCGCATGATTGTGGGTAGAAAATGCGCCCTATCTCCCGATCGGGGGGAACAGTGCTACCAGGATTACCGCATGTGGCTGTTGGCTTGCGAGCGGTATAAACCGTCGGTGCTTGCGAAGAAGTACGGGGTTTCAAAAACGGCGATCTTGGCGTATGGCAAGCGGCGACACAAAAGGAGAAGGGCGGCGTGAGAATCATCACTGACGAGCGCATGGACGAGGCGGTGCATTACGTGGCGGATAGCGATGACAAGGCCGCCGAACTTATGGCCGATGCGGAGCGCACGGAACTGAAAGCCAGGGCGATCAAAGACGCGCTCATCAAGCACGGCGAGGGATCGTTAGGAGACAGGACTGCGGCGGCAGGATGCGACCAGAAATATCTTGACGCGATGGAGGCGCATTTCGTGGCGCTCAAGGAATACAACACGGTCAAGAATCGCAGAAGCACCGCCTCGCTGATCGTGGACGTGTGGCGTTCCGAGAATGCGAACCGGAGGCAGGGGTGAACCTTCGTGACCTTGCCGAAGGGCAGAGCTGCGTCCGTTGTGGCGCTGACGGTTCCGATGGTTCCGTGGTGCTTTGCCATTACACGGGGGTACGTCGCGGATCGTTTGGCGGCGGCATGGGGATCAAGGTGCGGGATATTGTCGGGGCGCATCTCTGCCCGCGTTGTCATCGGGAAATGGACACGCAGAGTCGGGACAAGGAAAAGCGATGGGAGCACAGCGAGGAGTTTCTATATCTGTGCGCCTTGACCTGGATTCGGTTGTTTGAACAGGGCTCGGTGGTAGCGAGGAGGGCGGCGTGAAGAAGGCGGCAATCTGGCAGATGCAGAACGATCTAAACGTGCCTTTGTTCTACTACGGCTACTGCGACTCGATAACAGTCGAGAATCTGTATCTGGCGTTCAAAGAACGCTTGGAGCGCGAAGCGCGTTCCGGGAAAAAGAAAAAAAGGAAACCCTCTTCCAGGAGGCCCGCATGAGCGCATCACACGGGGCGTACATGCCGGTGGGAATTTCAACTAAGGAGACGACATGAGCAAGAAAGAGCGCGCGGTCTTGGTGACGACCGAATATCGCGGGGTGTTCTTTGGCTATGCCAAGGACACCAATGGCGCAACGATCAAGCTGAGGGCGGCGCGGTGTTGCCTTTACTGGCCGATTGAGCAGCGCGGGTTTATTGGGCTCGCCAGTGACGGCCCGAAGGATGGGTCGCGTGTTGGGCCCGCTGCTGACATCGAGTTACGCAACATCACCTGCGTTGCGGAAGTGTCTGACGCGGCGGTGAAGCGTTGGGAGAGCGCGCCTTGGAAATAGCAATCTTGCGGGGAGCGCTTGACAGCTCCGGCTACGGCTCCGGCTCCGGCGAGGGCTACGGCGAGGGCTACGGCGACGGCGACGGCTCCGGCTCCGGCTACGGCTACGGCCCCGGCTCCGGCTACGGCTCCGGCTCCGGCGAGGGCTACGGCTCCGGCTCCGGCGAGGGCTACGGCGAGGGCTACGGCGACGGCGACGGCTCCGGCGACGGCTACGGCTACGGCGAGGGCTACGGCGACGGCTCCGGCTACGGCGACAACGGTTCTTATTGGGCAGCAACCATCGCCCACTTCTCTAGCAAGTGGACAGAGAGTCAACGAGCGAGACTCGATGCGCTTGCCGCAAGCGGCGCAAAACTGGCTTTCTGGCTTTCAGATGAAAAAGGCAATGCCTGCAACGGTGGCAAAAAAATGACGCCCGCAGCTCCTGGTGTCGTCCACACATCGGGCGGCCCGCTTAAATTGTGCTCCAAAGGAACGCTGCACGCCACGCTGATGCCGCTGAAGTGGGAAGGTTCGCGCTGGTGGATTGTTGCGCTCATCGGTGATGTGATTGGTAATGACGAGAAGTACGGCGCACTCAAGCGCGAGATCATTGGTGAAGCACTATAAAGACGCGATTATGTTAGCCGACGCGCTCATAGCGGCGCTCGACAAGGAGCCCGATCGTGACTGAGTACCCCAAGCTGCCCATGACGACAGAGAGCAAGGTGAGCGACGAGCGGTTGGATGAGTTGATCTTTAAAGAGGACGACGTTCGGCATATCCCTCACGGCATGTGTGAGCACTATGCGTGCCGCTGTGCCAGAGCCAACGAGTTGGCGATTATGGCCGGCCGCACAGGGCAGACACGGCTGCTAGTCGAAGCAATCAGAGTACACGATCAAGTAGTCGTGTGTCGAGCGGTGAATCGTAAGGAGCCCATATGAGCGAAATGAGCGACGACATTGTCGGGCGGCTGATGAACGAAGACGTTGAGGGCCGAGTGGGTTTCGGCGCGGTGCTGCTAGGGCGGTTGTTGGGTGAAGCCGCCGACCTGATCGAGTCCTTGCGATCCCGTCTGGACGCCGAGCAAAAGCTGCGGCTGGATGCAATTTTACAGTTCGGCCAGTTGCAAGAGGCACTCGACGCCGAAACCCTCAAGCGCAGACAGGTAGAACACGAACGGGACGTGATACTGGAAACGCTGGCATATGCGATGAGCTACGCGCGTCACTCGGAGGGGTGTAGTGCGGCGCTCGGTTCGCAGTACAGGTGCCGATGCGGCTATCGAGAGTTCGCCGCCCTACAGGGTGAAGCGGCCGAAGCGGTTGTGCCTACTTGAGCGGCTTTTCAACTAAGTGGCAATCGGCCCGTTCTGACCGGGCTAGGGCCGTCGCCCTTCCTGGGTGGTCACACGACAGGACCACATTCGCCGCCAGCCTCTACCGTCGCAGAGGAACGCCCGGCACGCCGGTTGGCCGATCTGTCCAGGGCGTGTCACCATCCACGCCGCGATTGCCGTTGAAACTCTGCGCCCGTACCGTGATCGGCGGCAAACGGACGACTTCGGCCGGGCCAGCCTTTATGGACATATTGGACCTTTATGGACATATTGGATAGGAACAACCCCGCCCTCAGTCCTTTTGCGCCGCAGCCCAAGCGGCACCGACACTGTAATTCTACTCCTGTTTCATCTATCAGTGTTTCCCGCTGATCCCGCAGGGCTTTGGTAATCTTACAGCCCCTCCGGCTGTTCGATTGCCCTGACCCCCGCCATGACACTGAGCCGCAACTGATCGCGGGCGAGCTGTAGCCAGTGGGGATCGTTCACCTGGCCAGAGGAAGTTGCCGGGGTCTGTTCCGCGCCTAGCCGGTTATAGATGGCCAGCAAGGCGGCCCCGCGCCTGCGAATATCGGCGATTGCTGCCAACTGTTCTGGGGTGAGATCGGCCATCAGTCGCTCAAAAGCCGGGAACCGCGACCCACGCCCCGCCCTGCGGTCTCTGCGCGCGCTCCGAGTAGACGGGCATTCGGAAGGTCGGGCCGTAGACTGGGTGCGTGATCCAGAGCGCCTGCTGCGGATACTCAAAGGCGAAGTTGTTCGCATAGGCGAATTCATCCATGCCCTTCAGCGAACCATTCACGATCAGGTTCGAGAGGTGCATGTATTGATGGAAGTGTCCGCAGATCATCACGTCGTAGGTCAGGTCAATCTGGGAGTTGCGCGACCGTTTCTTATGATTGCCGCGCGTCAACGGGCCCAATGGGCCGATAAGACCGTCGCCGCCCCTGAACTGGTCACCATGCGAGAGCAGGTAGCGCGTGTTGTAGATGCTGTAGATCGCGTCAGAGCCGTCCGGGATCAGGAAGGTGATGCGTTTATCGCCGGCAAAGTGCTTCGCAAGGATCTGATAGAGCATCCAGTCGAAGCTCGTGTGATGCCGATCCTTCGCCCAGATCTTGCGCGTGTCACGCCCGTGGTTCCCGGAGACACACGGCAGGAAGACGCGCCCGAAGGTGTCGGCCATGAACTCGATCGCCGAGGCCAAGCACCCCCAGAGGTCCAGCACGGTCGGGATCGTGTTCAGCTCATTGGTGGCCGACAGCTCCTCGTGAATATTTCCACTCACCATATCGCCGCCAAGAGGCACGACGATGCCTGGGTAGTCCATCTTCGGGCTGATGACCTTTGCAAGTTTCGCAGCCGCGTTAACCGTGTCAGCAAGCCGGGCCCGGGCGATCGTCAGGTTATAAGTATTCACACCGTTGATCTGGGACGGATGGACCACTTCGCCCCAATGGAAATCTGACAGGAACAGGGTCGGCACACCTGGCGATGACGGGGCGGCCTCCTTCGGCTGCACCCATGGCGGGGGCTTGGCGTTCGCCGCCTTTTCGGCCGTGGCGCCAATAATCGCCTTGATCGCGGCGGCGTCGGCGCTCTGGGCCTGCGCTCGCCGGAGGTCGGCCTCTAGCCGCTCGACACGGTACTTCAGGCTGTGCGCCGCCCGAAAGTCTGTTACTGTCTTGCCAGTCGGCTTGTCCATCAGACCATCTCGCGGAGCTGGGTTGCGAGCTTCTTCGTGCCGCACCAGACGCGCTTCTGCGTCTTGCCGCCGACGACTACGATGAAGTCCTCGAACTTCTCGCGGTAGGCGGAGCAGTCGCTCTGACTGATGCCGGCGATCTTGATAAACGCCGCCTCGTACTCCCAGCAGTCCGCCAGTACCGCGAGCGCCTCGGTGATTTTCTTAGGTACTATGAAACTCTTGTCGTGGGCCGCCCTGAAATCTGCCAGGCTTTTGCCTACCGCCCTTGCTTTCGCATCGGTCATCAGGTTTTTCCTTTCTTCCGCGCCCGCTTTGGGCTGGATTGATCCAGAGACATCGAAACCACGCGCCCGCCCGTGTAAACATCGAATCGCGCCGCAATCCTGACCGCATCGATCGCAGACTTACCACACGCCATCGCTGCAAGCGCAGCCATGCGGCCACTGCCATGCGCCCATTCGTCCATACCGATAGGCTCAAGCCTGCACAGGAAATTGGCTCCGTAGACGCCGCGCCGGTGGACGATCAGGGCATCGAAATCCCCGCCGCCATCGCATTCATCGCCAGTTACGCCGCGCTTGACCAAATGCGGCTCACCGCCAAGTTCCAGCCAGTCTTTGAACAGCAGCGCCGAATACAAATCTCCGGCAATTCCGAGCAGACACTCGCCCTTGACCGGATCGACGCGCGACTGGACGCGCCACATCTTCACGCAATTGCTTTTAACGTGCCCGTCCCAAGTCGCTCTGGAATCAGACGCCAGCGCGCGACCGTCCCATGCGATTGTCGTCACGCCGGACGCTTCGGTATTTCGTTCATCCCGTCCCACGGATTCGGTGATCGCGGGGTCCTCATATCTGGCGTAACGATTGGAGCAGGGTCGATCTCGTCTGGCGCCGCGCTGCAGGCTCGCGCGTAGGCTTGCAGTCCCCGTACCTGTGCGCTCAGCTCGTCGGCCCTGTCCGCCAGTTCGAACAGCTCGGGTCCGATGTCTCGTCCACGGCGCACTTCATCCTCCGTCGGAACTCCCCCGGCGGCGGCGGGGGCTGCATCAGATCCGGTCCCGGCGGAGGATATCGATCGGCGGTCGGCCGCGGCGGGTCGTGGGCACAACCGAGCAATAGGAACGCGGGCGCGAGAAGCAGTAACACGGAGAGCCTGAAGTTCGGACTGGTATCCATTCGACGCCTCCTGGGCCTCGAGGTATTGCGTATCGCGCAGGGACAGGTCGGCCAGCGCCTGATCGCGCTCTAGCTCGACGACGGCGAGCCGCAGCGATGCTTCGTGCCAACTATTGACGATCACGCCGAGCCAGATCAGCGCGCCGAGCACGACTACACCAGCCGCAAGCCTTACCCAGGCTAGCGGCGCAGAGAACATCGACAGCGGGCTCATAGGGTGCTTACGCGCTCAGACATTTTGCGTCATGGCTCCGGCGGAGATGCGCTTAACTTGTCCGCGAACGCCGGCCATTTGTACCTGATGAGAGCCACCGCTCCCGAGTAGATGAATGGAGCGCCAAGTCCGACAGCAAGGGACAGGAAAATCCTGACCGCGCTCATTTCATGAATGGGCCAGGTGAAAAAGGTCGGGAAGAATCCTAATGGCAATGCAAGGGAACGAATCCATATCGACTTCGACGGGAACGCTTCCAGCTTCTTGACGTACTGCGTGCCTGCAATTGAGATGAACAGGCCGAGAAACACGGACAAGGCGGCGCCATGTTGCAACGCCAATTCAAAGCCTTCGAGAATGCTTTTCAATAGGTCCATTTAGTCCACCAGTTCTATATGTGGCGCATCTAAAAACTTTTCGTCCTTCGATTTCATGTCCCCGTCCCAGTCAATCCCAAAGCGCAGCTTGATGCCCTTTGAGTGTGCAATCGCCTGAATGACCCCCATCACTCGCCCAAATGCGACGAGGTCGGCCCAGTCGATCCCCCCATCAGGGAAATAGGGCGCGATGTCAACGGCCCGGGAGGGCATGGCATTGTGTTTGCCGCGCGGCCAGGGCAGTTGCGATCGGCCGGACGCGAATGCTTCGTCCTGCTTCATCTTTCCCCGGTGCCCCTCAATGACCGTGATATCGACGATCTTGATGGCTTCGTTCAAGATGTCTTGTAATCGGGGGTCGCAGGTTTCAAGTTTCCCTTTGGAAAGCCTGCTGAATACCGGCATCAGGCGAGGCCCATCTTCTTCAGCATCGCAAGAGCAAGCGCGGCCAAACCCGCGCCGAACAATGCCGCCAGCCCGAGCGCAAGAGTTGCCGCGCCGCGCCCTTTGTTGATGACCCCGTTCAGAGTCTCAATGTTGGCGCTGAGTTTTTCGATGGCGCCCTGCAAACGCTCATTTGATGTTTGCAGATGCTCCGCAACCTGTTCCTGTTTGGCGACAAGCACACGCAGATCCCCGACCTGACGCTCGAGGCTTGTCAAACGCTCCTCCTCGGTCACACAAACTCTCCATTCACGGTATCAGTATTTTGCAGATCATGAGATTTCTTAAGGGAGGTACTCCCCGCTCACAGTTGAGATCAGCCAGTTATTAACACTCGTCGCGACGATCACCGAGTCGGACGCGCGGCGTATATCAATCTTGAAAGCGATGGACTTCATGATCTCGGTCGAGGTATTGTTTGTATTCGATAGCGACCAAGTCCTGTCCGTCGACAGCGCGTGCCAGGTATTGAGAGCCGGACCGGCAGTGAAATTAGTTTCGCTGCCACCAGTCCGAGTAATATTAATTTGATAGTCCCCGGCATATTCAACCGGATCACACCAGAGGCCTTCGTCAATCGAGGGTGTTGCGCTGGTCGGAGATGAGTACCAATGTCCGTCATTGTCAAACTTGAATGAGCAGATCGCGTCATTTGGCGAGGTTGTGCTTGAATCTATTGATATGAGCGGCGCCTGTACATCGGCGCTGGGTCGTTTGATGGTCACCTCAGAATCAACCGAATAGGTCGCTGACACGTTGTCCGTTACAGTACATCGAGCTATCCCGGATCGAGTCTCCCCATTGGCGAGACTTGTGGCACTGAAAGTTGTCGCGGCCGAAGTGTTAGAAGTAATAGTGATACTCGCGCCGCCAGAAGCCCAAGTCCAAGCATAGGTATAGGGCGGTGTTCCGCCGGTCGCTGTGACCGTGACGCTGCCCGTGGTCTGACTTGCTGATCCGGTCGCAGACAGCACGCTGCCAGGACTTGCGGATGCATTCAACGCCGTCGCAACATTGGCCGCCTTGCCGGGGACTCCATTGGTTTCGGGCACCCAGTCGGACGTCGCGCCGCGCAACACCGAGCGGACTTGGGCATAGGTCAGCGCCGTGGTTGTGCGCGCCTGTTCAAACGAATGATCTGGCCCCTGATATTGCGTAGTCGGAGTTGACATCGTAGAACTTGCAGAGGTGCGAAGTTCAAAAGTGGTCCCAGGAAGCAGCACAGCAGGGCGGTCCCAAGTCCAGCGGATTGCGCCCTCGATGCCACGCGAGCTTAGATTGGAAGGCTCGTCCGGGCGTTCCTTTGCAAGCGTGTCAGTAGAGCTGGTTCCCGTCGTGTAGTCATTAGTAAGCAAATCATTGTACACCGCCGCATCATCGGCCTCGCAGGTCAGAATGACTTGGCCAGCATGTCCGCCTGGAATCGGGGGCTCAAATTGTTTCTCGATGCAACGGAACACGCGTCCGCTCCATCCGAAGCGTGAGTGGCTGAACGATATCGTCTCGCCAATGGAGACCTTCATCAGGTTCAGGGCGCCAATCAGTTTGATTGATCGCTGCATTCTCGTTTTGCGAAGCCTGAGTTCGCACAGACGCTGGGCTTGATATTGATTTGTCACCCCGCGCAGGTCTATCTCTGTTTCTATACGGCGACTTCCGTCTTGGGTTTCGTAACCGGAATCGGTACGGAATATCGTAGTTGCCTCGATGTACTCGTTGCTAGCGTCGATATAAACACCAGCGACAGCATTCCTGCGCCGGTCGTGGTCGTGGGTATCCTCAACCTCCAATTGCCCGTACAAGTCTTTTTCGGTGAATGCATGGGATGGCGCCTGGTATGAACCGGCATAGAGACGGTACTCGCCGCGGGTGGGTACCAGCGTAGCCGCGAAGGTTGCGAGAATTGATTCTATAATTTCGCGACGTGTCTCTCCGGTTGATACCTCTAGGTCGCAGTAGTACCTCGTCTGATTACCAGACGGAGGCGCGGCATTGCCGGACAGCGTCTCGTCGCACTTATTTGCGGCGGCAATGATGTAGGAATCTGGAATGCGCGATGCGTTTTCTCTAAGTCCATACAATACCTTGCGCGTGTCGCGATTGTTATGGACGCTCCCGCCAGTCAGGTACCAGTACAGGTGAAGGGCCGGATTGCGCGTAAAAGCCCACGTCCGAGGATCCTCCTTGCGATGCGATCCTGATCCGCCGGCTGTGGTATCTAAGCGCGGGTCATAGCACAGCATCCCGTCAACTTCGCACGTAACGTCATTTGGCGGACCCTGCGGGTATGCGGAATCGTCGCGCTCCATCTTAACAACAATGTATGCACACCCCCGCAGCCGATGATTGCTAGTCCACAGGGATGTCGCGTTCCTTAGCTGCGAATTGGCGATTTGAGTCGAGGTGCCAAGATACTTGTAAATCCATAGCTTGTTCGCAAAGGTGCCCGTTGTGACCGCCCCGCCTTCTGCAGCGCCGCCTCCAATATTGCTGTTCGGGATGCGAATCTTGTCGATCCATACGTCGCCGAGTTTTTGAACCTGGTGCCCGGCATAGACGATCACATACCAGAGAGTGTTGTTTTTCTCGCCGGTCGCATCCACGAACACCATCGCGCCGCCGCAACGCTTGCGACCAAATACGAGACGGCGATTCTCGACCTGATCACGAACCGTGACGTTGATCGCCGGCGCCTGCTGCTTCGGATTCTTTGCAAGCGCCTTCGACAAGGCGCCAAGCGCAACGTTAATAAGAATCGTAACTGTTATCTGTGCAAGCACCAGCGCAGTTGTAGCACTTGCGCCTATAGCAATGAAAACAGGAGCTATTGCCTGGGGCATCAGATACTCCAGGCCGCCGCGGCCGCATCGCGGGATACAAACACCAATCCATTTGTTCCCGTTGCGGCACACTGCTGCCCGAGACAGATCCCCGCTGTCAGCCCGCGCCTGAGATTGAGTAACACAACATCGCCCTCAAGCGCGTGCGCGGGAGGTTTAGCCGGACCCCATACAGACTCAGCGAGTCCAAGCATGTCTCCGGTACTCTCGAGGATCGCCAACGCTTCACGCTTCGAGCGGTACTTCGGGAATCTGTCCCGGTAATCGATGCCGGTCATGGCCTCGACGGCATCGCCGACGAATTGCCAGCAGTCGGCGCGGCCCCATCTAAAGGCGCGGCCCCGCCACTCCTCTACCTTGTCGCCGAGGAGCTGCGGCCAGCGCGGATCACGCATCAGCGGCGGCCCCCACCCTCACGGCGGCGACCGCCGCCGCCGCCCTCGTAAGTGCCGCCGACCCTGGCCCCGCCCCAAAATATCTCGCGAGTCGCCATCACCTTGACCTGATTGAATCCGATATCTTCAGGATTCACATTGTAGAACTGCTGCTGGTGCTCGTGCGTATAGCGCCAGCCATCCACGCGTTCAAGCATGGTTAGGCGATTCTCGGCGTTGACTTCAATGGCCGATTCTTTGCCGTCCATCCGCCGGATATTGCTGATCTCTCCCTCGAAAAGAACTTCAGGGTCTTCTAGCAAAGCGCCGCTTTCATCTAGAAAACCCAGGTACTCGGTCACCGATCGCCCAAATGAACCTTCAAGATCGGTCTCAGAGATCAGCGACGGATCAACTTCTGCGCCTGCGATCTGGTAAGTCTTGCGCTCGAAGGTCAGGTTAGAACGCTCCGGCACCGATGAAACGCGCCCCAGGTATCCGAGCCCGGTATAGACCTGCCCCAAGATCGTGATCTGACCGAAACCGGACCAGACCCGAACGAAAGCAGATGGGAAATCCATGCTAACGGCAATAAACATCGCGTAACGGGTCTTTTGCGCTTCGTCAGCATTGGCCGAATTGTAGAACCAGCCGCCAGGGCCAAGACTAATGTAAAGCGTGACGATAGCGTCTGGCGAGACCAGGGTTCCGCTTTCCGGTTCGGTCCTGATGACATTGCCAACCGGAACCGTATTGCTATGTTCGTAAAGTTTATTTATTGGCATGGTGCTTCGATGGCCGAAACCGCTGCAGCTTCGGTCAATCCGACCACATTCGGAATCACAAAGCCTATGTCTATCTCAATTTCCTGCTCATTGAAATCGCCGAAACTATCAGCGGCGCGTTCGGTAATGGGAAGGCTTTGGCAGGTTGTGGGCGTGCCTGTTAGCACACCTGATGTCATTGTCAGACCAGCCGGAGGAGCGTCCTGAAAGGTAACGATAGGAGTATCGCCGTCGTCATCTTCCCAGCGGGGCTTGAAATCTACTCCCGAACCGAGACTTGCATTTCTCTCAAAGAGGAAATCTTCGCTTTCTCCTACGTAGTAAGGCGCGGAATTGTTAACCGCTATCGTATCATCGGTCGTGAAGTTGCCAACTGTCGGCGCGGTGAATAGGCCATCCGTGGCGATGGACACGTCCTGATAGCTGATCTCGAAGGTGCGGCGGTCGCCTGGGCCGCCACAGTCTCCGGCTGAGACCGGGGTCAACACAACGTCGCCGTCCGCCTCTATCGTGACGTTGCAATCAGCATTCTCGTTGGTATCGTCCTCATACTCGAAAACGTCTCCATCCGCGCAGTCAGGCGTGAAGTAAGAATCGAGGTTGCAGATTCCGGTCGTCGAGTGAGAAGTTATGACCACGGAAAGATAACCGGAACGGATGGAGCGGTCCTGATCCGTCAGGGACGTAACCGCGGTATCGTCCGTCCCGTTAGTACCAGCGACGTAGACATCGAACCGCACCGGCTTGTTAGCCGAAGTCAGAAGGAAATCGTTTGAGACTCCACTCGTCCATACCTCGGAAGCGTTCATCAGGGCAGCATTACCACCGCCGCACTGACCAGCCTCAAGTTCGGCATTGGACGGAGCCGCATCGCCAGGATTGCAGGCGACCGCCTCAACCGTGAGAGTACCGGCGCCGGTAATAGTACCGCTGATCGTGAAGCCGTTGGTCGCCGGGGATTCGCTTGGACCCACGGTAAAAACAGGGGCGCTGGCGGCCTCTTTGATGCTCAAGAGGATCGCCACGGAAATCTGCGTTTCGTCTCCTGCTGACGCGCTGAAAGAACCCGATGAGATATTGGTTGCGGTAGTCTGGATCTGGTAGTCCAGCACGAAACTTTGATCGTCGCCTGAGGTCGTGACGTTATCAAACTCCTCAGTGAATCCGCTGAGCGTTGACCACGCGCACGCTTCGCAGGCCCGCTTGCCGCCGACCGCGATGATGAGGGTATTCGCCGTGGAAACAGTCAGGCCCGGATGTGCAATATTGCTGGCCGCTGAGTTGCCCTGCTCATTGGTGTGCGCGACGATCCCGGTGCAAGTGTCGAGTGTCCCGCTGAATGCGATCATGCGGCCAGAATGAACGTCGCCGGTGCCGGCGCCTGTTGCGGTTATGACAACACTTGATTCACTGCCGTCATGGATTTTGCAATACACTTTTTGCTGAATGGACTCGCCAGTTCCGTTGTTGGTGATTGATTCCAGCAACATCCAGTCCGTTGGCGTATCACCATCCTCCCCGGCGGCGTCTGCCGACAGCGTATAAAGAATGAACATGGCATCGCCCGTCGTGGCCGATGCCGGGACGGGGACGGTGATAGAGTTGCTTGCCAAGTCGTTGTCTGGTGTACCCTTATCTCGGAACGCAATTGCGCCGTGAGCCGGTACGCTTAACAGCGCACCACAAAGAGCGAAAGCCCGCAGACTATTCCGTAAACTCATCGGCCCCCCTGTCGCACGTCCCGCCCTTCGGGCGCGTTTCCTTGTCAGCGTCATCAGCGGGGCACCCGCCAACCCCGCCGGTATTGCGAGCCGGGCTGGATGAGGTAAGGCGAAAGTTCTTCGCGCCGGAGTTGACGAAGTTTTGCGCGGCCACCGTGCCCTGCTGATTGGCGGACTGCACAATGCTGGAACCAGCGCTGATCGACGTGACCGCGCCAGCACATATCATGTCTCTCACGAAACCGGCTCCGGTAATGGCGCTACCGACATTCACGCAATTACCGGTGTCACGGGCCGCATCGACTATCGTGTTGTACTCGACCCGCATCTCGATCTGAGCCGTCGTTCCGTAGGACCCGCTGTCAGCACGCGAACCTGAAACGCCATAATTGCTCGTATTGCGAATCGTATTGTTGTAGAAGTGACAGACCTGTGTCCCGTCCGCAACCGGGCGATGCTGAATGGCGCACGACAGCCCAGGCCCTGTCTTGCCGTCAGTGACGGTCGTATCTAACACGTTTCCATAAACAGTACAGCTTGCCTCGAAGCACTGGAACAGAATGCTGTTGTGGCCCGAGGATTGGGGCGCATCCGAGCCGCCGCCGTTGCGGCCGTGATTGTAGCGAATGATGGCGTCCGTCGGGTCGGAGGATAGTACGCGCTTGATCTTTGCGCCGCCCTCTCCGATGGTATCCCACACGTTGTATTCGACGATGATATCTCTCAGCGGCAGCGTATTATCCTCTAGTCCGTCACACGTGGCCTTATAGTTAGAACCGAGATACATCGAGGTATCGTGAATGTTGTGTAAATAGTTCTTACGAACTGTGATGTTTTCAATGTATTCATTGGGCGCATCAGCCAAGCAAACAGACTTCCCATTGAGGCTGACCCCATGCCCCTCAACAAATGCTCCGTCCCCGGGCCCGCTCCAATCGCCTGAGAACTCTAGGCCTTCGATCGTTATGTTTTTCTTTGTGCCATCTAGAAACACCATATCCTGTGCGATACCGTTAGTCAGTCCGTCGAACAAAATGCCACAGCCGGTCAGGTGCTCGTCCACGGCGTCTTCGCCGCCGTCTTGCGTGCCGTTCGGGCTGTCAACAACTCCGCATTCGCCCGCTGGCTGCCCGCTCCAGCCACCGAGCCCGGTGATGATGACATTCTCGCAGTTGTCACACTGGAAGCCGAAACGAGGGCGGCCAGAGGGAAGTCTAATCGTCGCTCTGGATCCAGCGGTTGTATCGTTACGAATTGTGATCGGGCTTCCGGCTGTGCCTATCAGATTCTTGAAATTGATGGTGCGATTAACGTGCGTGCCGGAGCCGATAAGGATCACATCTCCCGGCCCACAATTGGTTGTAGTCGCACAGTCAAAGACGTAATTTGCAGGGGTTGCACTTGAAGAAATCGTGAATGTGTCCCCAGGAACCGCGGCAACCGAAAATTGCGCTATGTCACAAGTCGAGCCATCGCCGTTAACCCCGCACATAGTCACCTGAAACGGTGAAGCCGCCGCGTCGTCAGAGTCGGGCGTTCCGCTGATTACTCCGTCAGAAGATTCAGATAGCCCACCGGCCGCAGGCAGGCCGCTGACGGTGTGTGAAGTCGCCCCGGTAAAATAGCTAGTGAAGTTAAATGTGTAGGGGACGGTCTGCGCGGCGTTCTGATCTGGAATCGGATTTACCAGCACAGGAGGATTACCGCCGCCGTCTGGCACCTCATCGTAAGCATCAATCTCTGTAAGGAGCGCGAAGTCCTCCATAGTCGCCGTGAGCGAAATAGTCGTAGACTTGGAGCCGCCAATAAAGAATGCGATTACGTCTGACGGCGTGTAGTCAACCGAGAAACATTCCGTCCATGTTGAGCCATCTGCGGATGTGTGGCCTTTGAATCTATTGTTAGTCGGATAGTAAGTGACTGCCGCCCATTCAGGGCGGGTCGCGCCGGAAGCTTGGCAGTTAACGTTGGTTGTTGAACCAGTTAACCCATACTGACACTGAATAGAAGTTGAGCTGGTCTGCAAAGACTTGCACTGAGCTACCCAAGATCCGGTATTAGTTGACTCGCGGAGGCCAAGCCCGATAGCCGCATTGGCTTCTGTAGAACCGCCAAAGCTAGCTGTGATATGGCCCTCAATCTGAACCTCGCCGGCTCCCGCGTCCTTATGAATGATGCGGGCATTGTCGATTGAATTTGTGCCAGTGACGGAAAAAGACAGATCCCCGGAACCGTTATCGCAAATCGTTCCGCCGCCGTCCCCGAGATTTAGCCCGGTCCAAGTCGCGGGCGGGCAGGTACCGCCCGAAGGCTTGTCGCCATTCGGATATTCAGATACGTAAATAACCCCATCATAACTCGGACTTGCTTGCCCGAGGTTCAGCGCGAGTAAGAGGGCGGCAAACTTCATGGCCCTTGCCTCAGTGTGATAATACGCATGATGGTGGTTTATCCTTCTATTGAGACAGGCTCGATCGTCACTTCGTAATAGCATCTGCCGGGCAACATGCTGCGCGTCGCGCTACGCGCCCACGTATTAGCAAGCCAGCGCCACGGGAAAGACGGTGAGCGGGCAATGCAAAAAACGTCGTTCCTGCGTGTTTCGCCCTTGCTCCACAATGTAGCGGGACTGCGCGCGTACACCGTAACAACGTAGCTCACGCGGCCTCCTGCAATTCAATGGAGGCCTGGGTCAATACCCCTGGCGCGTGATCGAATCCGAGTACATCAGTCGGCATCCAGTATCCCAGGGGCTCGCTGACGACTACTGCCGCGCCGTTAGACACCACTCCGCGGATAGGCGGCGAAATATGCAGCGTGCCGAGCCCCCCGTCGTCGGAACTGAGAGTGTCGGTAACAAACTTGTATTCGCTTCCATAGGACGATATGACTTCGATCTCATCGCCGGGCAGAAGCAAGTCGCTCGTGCTTGCTGGCAAACCGCATAGATAGAGCAGGGTCCCGGTTGGCGCGGTACCGGTAGGCAGCGAAAGGGCGGACGTGGAGATCAGCCGTGTTGGCACACTCGTCGGCGCAAGCGTCGGCAGCCACACTCGGATCGAGTCCTGATTCCCGCCGTCGAAGATAAAGTCATTGTCGGCCTCGCAAACGTAGATGCGCGCCTCGATGGACGTTGCGCTGTTCGTCTTCTGCGCCGTGATGCTGCACCGATACCAGCCATCGCCAATTGCTCTCATCGAGGCGCGTGGATTCGCCCAATTAGCCCCGGCTTCGACCGTGCCCAATGATGGGCCATTGGTATTGAAGTTCGCCGTTGCCAGCGTGCTGCCTGTCGCCTCAAACATGCGAAGCGCAACCCATGAACGATTCACTGTCAGTTTGAAAGCCGCGGAAAATGTCAGATCGTGCGCCGCGCTCGGGCAGGTATATACCTGTTGCAGGCGGTGCTGCGAGCCGGCAGTAGAGTCTTCCTTGATAGAGTTCACCGTTCCGGTCGTGCCATCCGGCAGTGTTACAGACGTCGCTGAGATTGAGACGTTGTTTTTTGTCCAGATCGAGTTAGACAGGTCAGAGCTGTAGGTCAGCACGTTCACGCCGGTATCCACCAATGCCCCGCGCGACACGCTCACATAGTCGAAGAGCTGGTAATCCCCGGCGGGTCGAGAGTTCGCGCCATCCAGCAAGCTGAAATATGCGGAACCTGTCGCAACCGGAACCGCAACCCCCGTCAATAAACCGGCCGAGGAATGTACTTGCGAGAAAATGTCATTGTTGCCGTTTGTGGTGCCAAGGCGGAGGGCAGTATCTATGGGGCCGCGCCCCTGAATTGCCAATGCGCGGACGATGTACGGGACGTACTGAGTGACGCCGAAGGAAGTACCGTTACGAATTGAGCGCGCGGTAATACCCGCAGCGCGGGTCGAACGCAGGCGACGATCTGCAAGCGATAAAACCGCCTCGCTACCGGACGTGGTCCAGCCGGTGAGGCCATCAGCCCACGAAGGATTGGTGAGAAGTTCAGAAGCGGGGAAGGTGCCGCCAAGACGGCGGGCCGGATTAGCCATCCATAAGCGCCCCTGGCGGCCCCGCAGGGCCATCTGGATCGCCATGACGCGGCGCCGCTCCATTGCAGAATCGGTCGCGGAGGTGGCGGTTGGCGTGAATTGCAGACTTGCGCCAAGTCGATCGCCGCCTAGAGAGGCGGTACGCGGGGGGCCGCCGAAGTCGGACTGGCTGACGCCAGTAGAATCGAGATAGCGAAGACTGACGCCCGCAGACTTGACCCAAGACGGAATCAGGATGTCCATCAGGTCTCAGCCAGGCGGTAACGATTGCGACGGAAGCCGTCAATGATCTTGGCCTCAAGCGCGGCATCCTTCTGGTCGATCAAGGCGCTCAGGCGCGGCAGAACACTCGCATCGGCATTCGGCGCGTTGATCGTGGTCCCGCCGATGGTCACATTGACGTTTTGGCCGGTTGCGCCGTTGGGATAAATCATTCCTGATGTTCCGGGCCTGAATATTTCGGCGCCATTCTCGCCGACCACGTAGGACCGACCACCAGAAACCGGGCCGCCCATCGCGCGGAATCCGGAAAGGGAGGATGACAATCCAGAGCCGGACGCGCCAGAGACTGCGGTACCGGCGCCAAACAGCCCCCCAAGCACGCTACCCAGAAACCCGCTGACGCCCTCTAGCAACTTCGCCGCCGCCGCCTCGGCAACCATGCGCCTGATCGTGTCGATGAAACCGCGCAGCATCCCCTTGAGCCCGTCCTCAAATGGATCGAACAGGAAATCAGCAAATGCTGATTGAAGGTTGCGCGCGCCCTGCTCCGCAAAGACTGACAGCGAGTCAGCGGCAAGCTCGGCTGCGGGAGGAATCTCAAGCGTCTCGGCGCGAATTTTCGCCATCGCTTCGCCAATCGCAAGCGTGTTCTCGCCGAGCGCGTTATCGGTATCGAAGCTGGTGTAGAGAGACTCCTTAAGCCGATTGGCGTCGATCACCATCTGGCGCGCCTGGTTGTGGTAGCGCTCGAGTTCCTTGACCGCCTCCTTGGTCAGTTTCGCCGCTTCTTTAGCAGGGGCGGCCAGCTCTGCTCCGAGTCGGGGCGCGGCAGAGGAGGTCTGCTGCGCTGTCTTATCCCATACATCGAGCAGGCCAGTGATAAACTTTTCCTGCTCGATAGCGCCATCTTCTGAAAGCTGCCCGAGAATGTCCCAAGCTTCCCGGAAATCCCCGCGGGCGGCCGCAGCAAAGGCGGCCGCAAGCCCGCCAACGGACTTGCCGAGCTCAGAGAGGACTTGCTTGATGATAAGGAGCCCGCTGACGATGACGCGGACGAAGTCGGCGAAGAACTCAGCCGACGCTTTGAGAGTGTCAAATCCCTGCGCGTCCCTGACTAGTTCGCCGGTCACGTTCGCAAGGCTAGGCGCAAGTTCCGCGGCCAGAAGGCGGGAAAAGCCGGAACTGAGATCCTTCAAATCCTTGAGGTTGTCCAGGAACTGGTCTGCCGCGACGCCGGTCTCGGTTGAGATAACGACGCCCATTCGGGCAAGGCGCTCGATCAGGGCGTCGATCTTTACAGAGCCCTCGTTCAGGAACGGAATCCACGCCGCCCCTTCCTTGCCAAACACCGCCATCGCGAGCGCGGTTTTGGTAATTCCATCGGGAGCCTGAGAGAACTTGTCTGCCATCTCGCGAATCAGTTCGCCAGACGACTTGATAGTGCCGTCTTCCCGCTTGACGCTGATCCCGAGCGCCTTGAACGCTTTGGACGCCTCGCCGACGCCCTTCGCGGCATCGATGGCGTTGGCCGAGAGGCGCTTCATTCCGGTAGCAATCTGATCCTGCGACAAGCCGCTCCGCGAAGCCGCCTCGATCAGCCCGCTCAACTCCTCGGTCGTCGTGCCAAGCGCCATCGCCAATTCGCGCACGTCATCGGCCGCTTTCAGGCTGCGCGAGACCATGGTCACCAAAGCACCGCCAGCAGCCGTAGCAGCCAGCGTCAAGGCTGTAAACGCGCGCTGCGAGGTTTCTTTGATATTCTTCATCCGCCGCTCGGTGATGGCAGCAGCGCGCCCAAGATCGCCCTGGAATCGCGCCATATCCAACGCCATCGAGATGACGAGACTGCCGAGACTACCTGCCACTGGATCTCCTGCCGAATGCGGACCTGAGCTTGTCCTCGACCGTGTCAAACGCCTGCGGATCAGACCGGAGCCGGGCGAACGCCATCCACTCTGCGAGCTCTGCCGTGTCGAGCTGGTCTATCAGTTCGGAAACCGTCTTCCCCAGCCGTTCTGCGAGACTGAACAGGAACAGTCGCAGCGGCTGGGACTTCAGTTTCCCCCGGCCGCCTCCACAGACTCATCGCCCAGCGCGTTGAGCTTCACGCCAGCGCGAATCACCTCGCGCACCTGATTCGCGGACCAGATATCGAGCAGGGCCGCAGCGTCATCCCTGTTCAGGATCGCGTTGCCGGCCACATCCGAAATGAACGAGGCAAGCTGCAACGCCACAAGAGGAGGAAGACCGCCGGCTTCCCCGTTCTTGTCAATCTTGCCGATGTCGGATTCGAGCGCCAGTGCATCCCGCGCTGAGATCGCTCGGATATAGACCTTCCCGATCCCCTCGACCTCAACCGCCTCGACCCTGCGCGTTCGCGCCGCCAACAGTTGATCGCGGTTCATGCGAACCAGGCGGGCTCGCCGGTCACACGGAGCTGCACGGAACCGCGCGCGGCTTCGTTGCTCGGATTCGTGAACGTGAACGAGCGCACCAGAGCGCGAAACGCCGCAATCTCGCCATTCGACAGGGTAATCGAGAACTGGCCGATGGCCGCTGATGCCTTGAGAGCGCGCAGCCTGGCCTGGCCGGTATCGCCACTGCCGAGCAGCAGCTCGAGCGTGACGTTGCCGAAGTCCTGCAAACCGATCAGGAACTCCTTGGCAGTGGACTGAAGATGCGTCACGTCGATTTCGTCGGCTTGCCCGTCGAACCCGCTCACGCTCGACACCTGCCCGACGCTTGTCATGGTCTGCGCGTAGGCGAGGCCGCCAGACGAGTAGGTCGTGTACCCGGTAGCATCGATGCCCTTCAGATCGAAGGCATTGGCAGACTGGTTTGCGACCACGAAAGCGCGATCATTGACCTGCGTCATGCCGACGACGCCAGAGATACGCACGATCGTGCCGTTTGCCATGCCGTGAGAAGTTGAAGACACCACTGCGGGATTCGCGGACGTGATCCCCGTGATGGTGTCCGATGCCGCTTCCGCGGTGGACACGCTGAGCAGCGCGCCCTGACTTTTGATTGCAGCCATAATGAAAATCCTCGCTAGGCAGTTGGATCAATCCAAATGGTGAAGTCTTGAGAGACCACGGGCGTCTCGGTTTCCTGATCGAAGTCGCCGATCTCGTTTTGAAGAATCCTGTCTGGCGCGATGAGCGCGGCCCTTACTGCCGCAGCTAATGCCGCGGCTCCCGTCTTGGTGGTCGCGAAGCTGTCCACTTGAACGCGAACCTCGTCGAGATTCGCGTCACCTTGCAAATGCTGGATAGCAACCCTGCTGACCACCGTCAGGACGACCGCCGGCAACACCTCACCTTGCGCTCGCGGAGCCTCGGAGATGCGATCACCGACGATCGTCGTAACAGGCGCTGCAGCGACCAGCGCCGCGCGGATTACCTCGATGGGGTCTGCCATCTCGCCTTCCTTGCGGCCACTTCAAGCGATTTGCGGAGCTGTTCCGTTATCAGGTTCAGAGATTTGAACTTGTTGGCATCGAACGCGGGCCGCAGAAACGGCCGCTCGCCGGCCGGGTCTACGGACTTGCCGAAAAACCCCTTCTCCGGAGTTCCAAGCACCTGGGCATCTGTGCCGTAGTTGCGAAGCTTGCCTAGTTTCGTACGCCTGAATCTCGATCCGGCCACAACTCGACCGCGTCCGAACTCGATGAATCGCCAGTAAAATGCATCGCGATTGTTCTTCTGCTGTTTCTTCCCGTGGCGGACTCTGACGATGCGCTCCTCGAAGATGCCGTTCGAGTTGAGCTTGCTTCGCATCGCGTGAATTGCCCGCTTCAGCACGCCGCTCTTGACCGGCGCGCGCTGCCGCGCGTCACGAACAACCGGCGCGGTTCCGGCAGATAGAGCCTTCTGCAGCACCTTGCCCTGCATGTTCTCGGGAATCTTCCGCAGCAGGGCCTCGCGAAGCTCGCGCAAGCCGCGCACCTCGACAACCTGCGTCACGTCTCAACTCGCTTGCAGAGAAGCTCCAAGCCGTCCCGCTTGCCGATCTCGGCAATGTGCAGCACGTCGTAGGTGAGGCCGTCATAGACGACCCGGTTGATCGTCGTCAGGCTATCGCGATGACGAATCCTGAATGAGACCCTCGCTTCCGCGTGCAACTGAGACGCCGCATACAGCTCGCGCCCCGAAAGGTCCCGCTTCTCGCCCCATACGGTTGCTAAAGTCGCAAAGCTCGCGATCTTCTCGCCGCGGGCGTTAGCCGCAGCCAGGCTCCGCGTCTGAAGCGTGACGCGGCGATCCATAGGACCCGCGCGCATCAGTACACCCGGAAGGGTGCGAGCAGCGCCCTCACTGCCAGCGGCAGCTCCGCAATGATCGTCCCGCTTATCACCGCCTCGCGATGCGCGAACCACTCCCCGACAAGCATGAGAATCGCCTGACGAATAGCGTGCGGGACTGATTCCAAGCCGCCATAGCCGGATGTAAACCGCACCGTCACCGCATCAAAGATCGGCCGCAGACCCGGCCACGCGACCCCATAGGCCGGTACGACGATTCCTTCAAGGCTGTCGCCGTTCGTCTTGACAACCTGGTACTGATCGGTCGCCAGCAATTGAGGATTGCCAGACGTATCGACGTAATTCACCGAAGTCACCGACTGCAACGGGGGCATCGGCAGCTTGATTCCTGTCGTGTAACACTGCCCATCCCAGTAAACGGGCCAGAGGCCGTCAGTAGATGCGGCTTTGTAGTCGAAGGTCTGCGTGATGATCGCGCGCTGAGTCTCGTTCTCGACATGCTGGCGCGCGGCGAGAATATAGCCGGCGAGCAGCGCATCATTGTCCGGGAGTTCTTCCTTGCAGTGCGCTTTTGCCTCTGCAAGCGTGACCGGCTCAACGACCGGCCAGGTTACAAGGGTCAGGCTCACTTGCCTGACCTACGCCGACGTGGCGCCTTGAGTTCCCCTGCGACGCGGGTCGCGTACTTCGCGACTCTCGCCTCGTCTACCAGGTGGCGGGCCAGCGCATCGCTGCAGCGAGCCATATCGCCGGGCGCAAAGTTGCCCAGGATGGTATTCGATCCCTGACCGGTAAATTCGATTTGACGCATGGGACTCCTGCAAGAAAAAGGGGGCGGGTTTCCCCGCCCCCCCCC